GGACAAGGAGTTCCATATACAGCTTCTTATTTAATAGTAGCAGGTGGAGGAGCAGGTGGTTACGGAGGAGGTGGAGGTGGAGGTGCAGGAGGTTATTTAAGTTCTACAACTACTTTAACACAATCAACAGTTTATACAATTACAGTAGGTGGAGGAGGTACTGCTGCTGGTGCTACAGTTTCAGGTAGTGGTACAAATTCATCAATTACAGGATTAACTGCTGCTTTAGGTGGTGGCGGCGCTGGTACCAGCCTCTCTGCAAAATCTGGTGGTGCTGGTAATACACCTGCTACCGTTCCTCCTCAGGGATATGATGGAGGCAGCGTAACTAGTGGTACTGGTGGTGGTGGAGGTGGCGGCGCAGGCGGTGCAGGTGCCACAGTCGCCGGTAGTCCGGGCGCCGGCGGTGCCGGCGCACTATCAAATATAGACGGATTAGGATACTATTATGCAGGTGGTGGTGGTGGCTATGCCAGCAGTGGTGCTGCGGGTGGAACTGGCGGTGGTGCTGGCAGTTCCGGTGGTAGTGGCGGTAGAAATCTTCCAAATAATAGTAGTGGTAATGGCGGTCTAAACACCGGTGGAGGTGGGTACGGTGGATTTTCAACGGGCGGCTCAGGTGGTAGTGGAGGTTCTGGATGTGTTATCATACGATACTTAGGACCACAACGAGCAGTAGGTGGAGATATTGTAACAACTAATATAAGTGGATATACCGTACATACATTCCTTAATTCTGGTATATTAACTGATTATACATCATCCTACACAATTCCAGGTTCTCCTATATTACCCAATACAACTGATACTAATTTATTACTTAATTTTACTGATGCTGTAATTGTTGATGCAACTTTACAAAATAACGTATATGCATATGGAGATACTGGGTTATCATCCTTTACTAAAAAATATAATAAAATGAGTATGTATTTTGATGGTACACTTGATGCCCTAGTAATAAGCACAGGTACAAATGCTTCTTCATTGGGCCCCGGTGCATTTACCGTAGAAATGTGGATATATCCATTACAAGCATATAGTAGTATTACTGCACCTGCATTGTTAGATTCTAGAACAACAGGTGATGGAGCAGGATTAATACGTTTTGGATTTAATGGAACAACTCTTCCAGGCGGCCCACAGATAGCTTGGGTAGAAAATGGAACAAGTTTGTTAACTACTACATTAGCACTTAATACATGGCAGCATATTGCTGTAGTTAGAAATGCCGGAACAATAGCTATATACAATAATGGAAGTCAAATTGGTACTACTTCAAATAGTACCAACTTAACGGTGCCATTTAAGTATATTGGTAAATCATATGATAATCTATATTGGAATGGATATATGGATGATTTGAGAATTACCAATGGTATAGCACGGTATACTGCGGCATTTACACCACCTACGTTTAAACCACAACTCAAATAATTTGACCTTGGGGTTAAAGAATGTATAATTAATAGCATATGAAACTTGCTATTATAGATATAATTGGTATACCATACGATGGTAATACTATAGACAATCAAGGGTTAGGTGGTAGTGAAAGTGCTGTTACACTAATGGCTAGAGAACTCAATAACCTTGGGTTTCTAGTTACCGTTTTTAATAATTGTGGAATAGATCATGCACAAGCAGGCAATTATGATGGAGTTGTTTATCGTCCACTTAATGACTTAGCATTAGATCACGAATTTAATATTGTCATAAGTTCTAGAACAATTATACCTTTTACCAAACCCGAAGACTATCATAGATTAGGTGATGGAAGGGCAATGCCTTTTCAGCCAATGAATTTATATGATAGAATTGTTTCTAAAGCTGAAATGCGTATATTATGGATGCATGACACTTTCTGTCTCGGCGATAATCTTATAGAAGAACTTGCAGTAGCAAATCGCATCACTGACATTTTTACCCTAAGCGATTTTCATTTAACATACGTGGCTAATTGCCATCACGGACGCAGACGTAACTTTGAAGTACTAAAACGTAAATTGTTTATTACACGCAATGGTGCTCGAAATTACAAAAAAGAAGTAGATATAAAAGCTAAAGATCCTAACTTGTTTGTTTACAATGCCAGTGTAACTAAAGGCATGGTTCCATTAGTGAAAGAAATATGGCCCCGAGTTAAAGCACATATACCCAGTGCAAGATTAATAGTGATAGGCGGTTATTATAGATTTAGTGAAAGTTCAGAGCCTGATCAACAAGAAAAAGATTGGCGCATAATGTCTGTTGATCCTCGGAATCAATCATTGGGGATAGAATATACAGGAGTTATATCTCAAAAAGAAATTGCAGATATACTAACCTCTGCTAGTTATATGATATACCCTGCCATATTTCCAGAAACATTTGGCATATCATCATTAGAAAGTTTACTATACAATACTCCAATAATTACTTGCAGATTTGGTGCATTGGAAGAAATTGCATTAGAAGGTGCATGTTACCTAATAGACTATGCGGTTGAATCTAATAGTTTATTCACCGACATAAACACTCCGGATCAAATTGATAAATTTGTAAATCTAACTATACAAGCATATCACAACAAATATCTACATCAACAAAAACAATACTATTGTAATATTGTTAAAGATATAGCAGGTTGGGATAGTGTAGCATTGCAGTGGAAACAATACATAGTAAAAAAATTAGGAAAATATTTGTCAAGAGATGAGTATCGTGCTGTATCAAAAATAAATCGTAGAGTACATAAAGTTTGGAATAGAAGATTTACAAACACAATAGAGTTAGAAAATTACAAAGCTGGCAATGAACAAAAAATAGCAATCATAAGTCCTTTTTATAATTGTGCTGAATATATTACTCGTTGCATACTTAGTGTAGCTATACAAGATTATGATAACTATGTTCATATTTTAATTGATGATGCTAGCACTGACAATACTATCGGTGTTATATTAGAAACATTAGAAGTGTTACCTGATGATATAAAAAATAAAATTAGTGTTATATCTAATAAAGAAAATTTAGGAGCAGTTAGGAATCAAATACAAAATGTTAGATCCATGATAAGTGACGATACTATAGTAATGTTGCTCGATGGTGATGATAGTTTAATTAATGACAATACCGTATTGTCTTATTATAATTCTATATATGATGGCACCGCAGAGTTTACCTACGGATCATGTTGGAGTATGGTTGATGACATTCCGTTGATCAGTCAACCTTATCCAGAAGCAGTAAAACAAAACAAGTCATATAGAGATCATCATTTTAATTGGATCCTACCCTATACACATTTACGCACATTCCGTAAAAGTTTATTGAACAATATAGATGACAGCCAATTTAAAGATAGTAATGGAAATTGGTATAAAGCAGGTGGAGATGGTAGTGTATTCTATGCTCTAATAGAAGCAGCAGATCCCAACAAAGTAAAATGTATAACAGATATTGTATACAATTACAACGATGCTAGTCCATTAAATGATTATAAAGTTAATGGAGATGAACAAAACAAAAATGCGAAAGAGATAATCAACAAAATGAATCCAATTAAAAAACAGATACTTATAGCAATCCCTACAGCTAAAAACATTGAACCTGATACATTTAAAAGTATATATGATTTAATAATTCCCGAAGGATATGAAACAACATTTCAATATTTCTATGGGTATAACATAGATCAGATACGTAATTTAATTGCAGATTGGGTAGTTAAAGGATATGATTATCTATTTTCTGTAGATAGTGATATTGCATTTGCTCCTGATACATTAGTTAGAATGTTAGCACATGATAAAGATGTAGTAAGTGGGTTGTATATACAACGTAAGCCGGGACAACACATATTAGAAATTTACGAACATACACCCACTGGCGGTGTTGCAAATATGCCCTATGGAAAATTAAAAGGACGTCCACTTGTAGAAGTAGCAGGTTGTGGATTTGGTTGCGCTCTTGTTAAAGCAGAAGTTATGCGTAAAATAGGATATCCTCAATTCAAATATCATAGTGCTTTATATATGGATGGAACGGTGTCTGAAGATGTAGATTTCTGTAGAAAAGCACGGGATAATGGATTTAGAATTTGGGCCGATCCTAATATACTATGTCGTCATACTGGTAGTTTTACATTTAATATAGATACAGCATTGCCAGTAATAAACACAAGTGAAAACATTGTTGACATCAAACAATTTTTAAGAGAGTTACGTGAACCTTATCCGTTCCCTCCAGCACATATAGATTACTTAATTAAATTAAGAGATGAAGGTGAACAACCTAAAGTTATATATGACATCGGTGCATGTGTACTACATTGGACAGATCGAGTTAGAAAGATTTGGCCCGAAGCAGAGGTCATTGCATTTGAAGCAGCAGATGTACATGAGTTCTTATATCAGGAAGCTGGTGTAAAATACTTTATCGGTGTGCTAAGTGATCAAAGTGGAAAAGAAGTAGACTTCTATCAAAATAACGAAGCACCCGGCGGCAATAGTTATTATAGAGAAAATCCTGAAATTCAACCGGCAGCAGCAACTTTGTATAGTGATCAATACATAAGAAAACTCAAAACTATTACACTTGATGCTGTAGTAAGCCTTAATAAGTATCCCCCGCCCGACTTGATCAAAATGGATGTACAGGGTGCAGAGATGGATGTACTTAAAGGCGCTCAGGAAACTATTAAAACAGCTAAACACATTATATTAGAATTGCAGATAGTAGAATATAATAAAGGTGCACCATTAAAAGATAACGTAATTGCGTATATGGATTCGTTAGGATACGATTGCTTAGGGTTGTTTAGTAATAACGGACCCGACGGCGACTATCATTTCGTGCGTAGATAACATAAATATTGGTAGTTAATTAAGGACTACCATGAAAAAACTACTAACCATTGCTCTGCTATTTGTAGCAGGATTAGCACAAGCCTGGGATCAACGTGCCCCATTGCAACCTGGTGCATGTCAAGTACATAGTCCTTATGGATTTGCAGCTACACAACGGGCAGCACAACCAATTTGCCGTGAGGCTTACCTAGTAGCATATGATGCTCCTGTTAAGATTCCAATATATGTAGCATATACATTATTACCACAAAATGCACTAGGATGCTGGCCACGAACCAATGCTTTTGTTGTAGATCAAAGCATACAAGGTGGTGCTCGTCCAGATGACTATGCTGGCACAGGCTATGACAAAGGACATGCTGCTCCAGACGGCGATCTAAGTTGGAGTCAAATTGTAGAGTATGAAAGTTTCTTAATGACTAACATGTATCCGCAAGCAGGATCATTAAATAGAGGAATTTGGAAATTATTAGAAACTAGTGTTCGTGGTTGGGCAGTTCAGTTAAATCAACCATTTACAATCTTTGTTGGCGCATTTTACGGTGCTGGAGATAAAGTAATAGGCAATGGTATAATTGTTCCTCATGGATATTATAAAATTGTTATTAATAACACAACCAAGGAAGTTGCAGGATGGCGTTTTCCACATGTTGCACCTTATCCTAATTTAGGAAATGATCTTAAAGCGTTTCGTATTCCAGTTTCACAAATTCAAACTGAAGCAGGTGTAATATATGCACTTCCACCGGGATATAAAGAACTTAACCCAGGACAAGAATGGCCTGTAGACTTTGGAGCACTAACTAATGCAAAACGAGCCAAATGCAAATCAGCCGACTGATAACGAATATCCGGTATACCCGGAGGACGATGGTACGGATAGACCCCGTAATCCATATAGTCCGGCATAGAACCCACCTTAGGG